TATGCTGCATCCATAATGCTGTTACCGCCACCAGTTTTACTTGGAATACGCTTTTGATGGATTTCGTTTTTAACACGCTCAACAAACCCCATAGCTTTGTTTGCAGGCATGTTACCTACATCAACATAGAATACACGGCGTTCAGGTGCACGTTGTACACGGTAGATAATGATACTGTCTTCTAGAAGTTCTTTTTGTTTGTATGTTTTAAAAATAGGATCTAATATACTTGCTCCAAATGGATAATTACTGTCCATACCTTCTGTCAAGGCTGCATGTACCACATGCTCTGCATCAACATTGTATTCTTGTATATTTCCTACTCCGCCATATTGTGAGCTGTTATTTCCAAAAGAAGATTGGCTAGTAATTTGTCCACGCATCATACTATTAACTGACCCATAAGATTCAGTATGTCTAACGGGCTCACTTACAGTTTTATTTTGCATATTTAAATCTAAGTTTTTAAACACATACTGCTCAGGTTCTTTCCCTGCAGCTTCATTAATAATAACCTTAGTGACATCAACTGGATTAGCGTAAAGCAATTCCCAAGTTTCTGGGTCACGAATAAAAAATTGATCCCCATACTTAATAGTATTGCGGAACGTTTTAAAAATACGTCTATCCCAATCTTGAAGATTGCACCATTGTCTCAGTGTTTGTTCTAGAATCTTTGTTTCACTTTCTGTTACATCACCTGAATAATTTAAACTAAACGGTAGCAATGTTGTTTCATCAATTTGTGTACTGAATTCACTAATAATATCAAGTGCTGCATTTATTTCGCTGTCCATATCCATCTGGTCATATTGCGCATAACGCTCAACACGATTTGGCTGTCCGCTATATACTTCAGGTAGCCAACTTTGGAAGCGGCTAGAAGAACTAGGCTTTGACGAGGTAATGTCTTGACCTTGGTATACAGAAAAATGTTTTTTCCAACTCATAGTTTACTCTTTTCTTTTAATAAGTGTATTTATCTTAATTTTTTAGTTGTTGTTTGGTCCAAATGGTATAGCAGAACTTACAATTCTTACTGGCATCGGATCGCTATCAGTAAATGTCTCTCGTAGTGCGGTTGCCAATGATCCAGAATCGACCGTCGCTGCCATGGCTGCAGCGCCCAATCCAGCGCCCGCCAATGCTGGCATTAATTGTGAAAACGCAGAGCTTCCCATAAAGCTAGGACTGTTTGGATTCATTTGATCTCTAATACTTGCTCTGGCTGCATCACGTGCTCCGCCGGCTGGACCTCCGCCAGGTCCCATTCTAGCCCTTTCAAATAGCCCAGTTCCACCACTAAACAACATCATTGCAGCCGGACCAAGAGCATTAATAATGTGATCTAGAGTATCATTATTGCCAATACCAGCAACCCCAGCAATAAATTGTGCACCAGACAACAATGTTGTTCCTTGTATCATTGCATTTATAAATCCAGTAAATGCACCATCAGGTTCTGTAGCAGCTTGCATTCCTGCCATTAACCGCCCAAGTCCACTGTTGGTAACGTCATCTACATTAAATGCATTTAGGAAACCATTCATAATTCCAACTCTAACTTGTTCACCAATGATCTCACTGTCAAGTTGAATTCTAGATGCTGACAGGTCACCGTTTTCTAGTGCCCTTGCAAAATTGTTTAATCCAGTTTGCAATCTCTCTAATGCTGTATTAACATCGTTTGTTCCGTCTGAGAATGTTTCAACACTTGCTTGTATTGCCAGTAGTGCGCTTGGTACACCAGCCTGTGCTTGGGCTAAATCACTAGCACTAAATTCAATATTTCTAATTTGACCAGCAAGTGCAATTGCATTTGCTTCTATTAGTGTTGGGTCTAATCCAGCTTGTACGTTTGCAACACCTTCTTCTAGGAATGTTCTGATGTCAACTCCCCTTGCAGCTAGGCCTGCAGCAAGTTGTGTAAAATCTTCATTTCCGATATCAGGTGCCAATCCAGCAACCATGTTAGTTAGTGCTGCGCTGAGCACTGGTCCTACTGTTGGTCCAAGCTGATTGAATCCTTCAACTAATTTGTTTTGTGCAGCCATTTGGGCTTCGTCTAGATTTCTTGCTGCAGCCGCTACCACTGCCTGACGTCTAAATTCGTTTCTTAAACGTATTCTATCTTGTATATCCTCGCCGGTTATGCTTGCAGCAATTTCATTTAGTTTAAGGTTTTCTTGTAAACTATCAATAACTTCTGCACGAGCTCTTGCTTCCATCAAACGCTCGCCGCTTTCCATACGTCTTAATTCAAGTTCGTCTACCAAGAATGCTGCCATCTCATTAGCACTTAGACCAAAATACCCAGCATTACGAGTAGCATCTTGCATTTCTCTTTGAAATGATATAAAGTTGTTAGTGCTATCAACCATGTTATCGCCTAGCATTCTGATAGCAGGCCCATTTTCAGTTACAACCTTTGCAAGTGTTTCCATCCCTAAGCCAACTGTGGCAGCTTGTGTTCTAAGTTCCACAAAGTCCATTCCAAGTCCCGCACCAGTTCTTCTCAATGCATTTAGACTTGATCCAAATTCTTCAAGTATACCAATAAGTGTGCCTATTTGAGCACCAATAGTCGTAAGCCCAAGTGTACCAAAAATACCACCACGGCCGATTAATTCGCTAAACTTTTCCTTACCTGACAATCGCATTGCATCAGTAAGCGGTCGTTGTATGCCTTTTGCTAAATCTTCAATTGACATCCGATATGAGCGATCTGATCTATCCGAGGCCTGTCTTAAAGTATCTGTAATCTTTTTAGTTGACTGCTGATCAGCATTAATCTGCGCACCCATCTTGCTAGCAATTGATTGTAGCGCATCAGTTTGTTTTTGAGCCTGTAACAATATGTCAGACTGTGTCGATTCCATTGCGAAATCCGGGACTTCTATCCCCACCATCTGACCACCATATGGTATGTTTACTACTGCCATTAACTACTCACTTTATAAAGATAAATAAACGTATATAAGTATTTATAGGTGAAAAATGCCCAGTGCGTTATCTGATTATTATAGAACAAAAGAGATATATGTAAAACTTCCTACACAAGGAAAATGGTACAAAAATAAACTACATTTGACGGATCAAGGCGAAATTGGTGTTATGCCGTTGAGCTTCAAGGACGAAATGTTGTTGCAAGTACCAGACAGTGTCTATAATGGTGAAAGTCTGTTTGAAATTTTAAAAAGTATTTTGCCTGATATGGAAGATCCTTATGAAATTTGTATGCCAGATGTAGATGTTATATTATTAGCTAGCCGAATCGGCAGCAACGAAGGCAAAGTACCAGTTGACGCAACATGTCCGGAATGCTTGAAATCTGACAGTTATGAAATTAAAATTTTAGATATTTTAAGCAAAATAGAAACAGTAGAGACAATTGAAACAGAACTTAAAAACGGATTACACATTGTGTTTAAGCCCAATACACTAAGATCAGTTACCAGTAATCAAATTAGGATAACTGAAAATGCTAGGGTTATGCGAAAAATACAAGGTATTGAAGATCCACAAGAATTACACAAAATGTTTAAGGACAGTTTAGAAAAGTCTACTGCCGCAAACATGGTTATATTGGCTGACACTATCGAAAGTATTACAACCCCAGACAACAAAAAGATTACAGACTTTAATGAAATAATCGAATGGTTATCAAACAGCGACAGTATAACAATACGTCAATTACAAAAGTCTAACCGTGATATTAACAAAAACGGCATAAACAATGACTTTACATTTGTGTGCGGTAACGAAGATTGTAAGCACAGCTTTACTACACCCGTGGAATTAAACCCAACTTTTTTTTTCATAAACAACTCGTAGTATCAGAGAATCCCGAAAAAATTATTGATGAAATGAACCGGTCATTAAAAATGCTCAGAAAGCAAGTTTATGACATTGTTATCTATAGCCAGGGAAGTTTTACTATTAAAGAGCTTTACCAATTGCCGCTTTACCAAATACAAGAGATTCTCGATTCTTTTAAAGAGAAACAAAATAAAGAGAAAGAAGCATTAGATCAAGCTAGGGGTAAGAAAACATTCTAATTGTTTATGTATCTGATGAACTGCGTTCATCATCAACCTCACTATCGTTCGGTTGAATTTTCTTTTTCATTGATCCTATAATCAAGTTATTACCTGGAGTTTCAGTCGCACTTAGCCTTTTTACGGCCAAGTGCAACAAATGGTCATTACCCATCGTCCCTGTGCACCGTTATAGCGAAACCTATTACTAGGCAGAGGCGGTTGTGCTGTACCCCTTTAGACGCTGCTTACAACGCAGGAACACCAGATGCAATAACGGCTACATATCTGGTTACCCGTGGGATCCAATAGCTCAGGAGAGCCCACTCTTTTGGTTTGTTTCCCCCAGCAAGTTCCGTTGGCTAAACACCTAGTGCCGCCTCCTCAATGCTACTTATAGAGGGGGTATGTCTTTATTATTTTGGAGAGATTCTACTAGTGCCCGAGACCCGCCCACACGGACGTTTATGATGCCATTGTAATATTCGTCAGTTAATAATACTTGCCTGTCAAATTGTTCTTTTGCTTCTAAATATGAAAGTTCGCCTCTACTAGTGCAATAATAAAGTATTTCACGAGTAAAGTTTTCTGGGCCTAAATTTTCTACATCAAATTGAAGTTTATCCGACGATCCCCAATAGTCACGCCAATCGCTTTCTACAGTAGATTTTCTTTTTCGTTTTTTGCCTTTAAGGGGTGGTCTAGTTTTTTTAAATTGTGCTAGTTTTTTGCCAATATATTTTTTATTATCAGTCAGATTTGTAATGAGATATACAAAGCCAATTATGCCTTCGGGAATTTCATCTACGGGCTTGCCCTTGTAAGTCCAAATCATATAACGTATATATCACATGTCCTCATAAATCTACTGATTATGGTATAAAATTAGGGTCTTTTAAAATTTCATAAGTATGTTGCCAATTTTTTATGTTGTATACTTTGCCATTGGGAAGTGCGCCAATTGCTACACCTAAAGCAAAATCATTTCCGCCAGGATACATCTTGTCGCCAAAAAAATGAACACTTAAATTTTTATTAAATCCCTCCAAGATCTGCGATTTGTCTTTACCCCTTTCAAAAATGTCAATGCCAGTTTCTCCGCCAACAACAGCCTCCAATTTTGGAAATTCTTGATTGATTTTTGCTGCTAAAGTGTTTCTTGCATCGTGTTTTTTGTCCCAGGGGATAAAGATTTTTCTATCTTCTACTGTTGCATTTCTACCAGGAATACTTACGTTTACAGTGCCTACTCTTTTTTCAATGTGCTTGCCAGTTTTGTGTGGATAATTAAGTTTTTCTAATTCATTAATAAAGTATTGTTCTTCTTGTTCACTTATTTGCCAGTCTGATTTATATGTCTCATTGCCTTGGGAAAACTGATGATTGCCACTACACGCAAATATAGTTACAAACTTATCACTTAAATCTTTGCCTAATTGTTCTTCTACTTTTGGGTAATCGCTGCCAGTACAGATATAGCATGAGTACTTGCCGGCAAACTCATGCATAAAATCTTTAAATTTATTATTAATTTTTTGGCGAGCATCTGTTAATGTGCCGTCAAGATCAAAAATAAAACTAGTCATCAATAACTCCATTGTTAAACAACTTAGCCCAGATGTCAATTGGTATTTTTCCATTATCTCTAACATCTAGGCGTCGTGATGAGTATTCTTCAGACGTTGTAATAGTAATTCCTGATAAACTAGATATGTCAATAGTGTCTACCATATAGTCATCAAGACTCCAAGAAGTAGCGTCGACAATACTGCTAACGTTAGTAGTTACAATATAATCATCAGGTTCCATTGTTGTTTCCATAAACTTTGTACCAAATATCAATTGGCAATAATCCATTTGTAAGAATATAAATTGGATGATCAGTAGCTATTCTGCTACGTATAGTTTTGCCGCCATCTGGACTTTCGTGTATCATTGGTCCCTTAACTTTTTCTTGTAGCCAAGTAAAATCTTTAATATTATGCGGCAGCATCTACAAACTCCGTGTCAGTACTGAATGTAGTAAACCCATTTTCTTTTGTAACTTGTAAAATAGTGTTAACTCGTCCTTGTAGCTCGTCACGATGACTGATAAGGAAAATATTTTTACCACGCTCACGTTCCATTTTCTTTAGCACACTAAGTGCTGCATCAACACCATTGGTGTCCATGCCGCTGTCTACAAGCTCGTCAATGGCAAGAAAGTTTATAGGTGTATTCATAGTTTCAAATACATCTCTAAAACTCCAACTGAGTCCTAGTATGAGTCGATTTCGTTCTCCCCTACTCAAATTGTCAAAGTCTAACTCACGACCTAGTTCTGTAATCTCAACGTTCAAATCACTCAAAAACTGTACCTCATGTGGTAGGCCTAGCTTGGTCAAGTAGTATGCTAGTCTGCTATTTAAGTATTGCAAGTTTTGTTCGATAATGCGTTTTCTAATAAACGAATCTTTGTTTGTTAGTAGCTTATACAAGAAATCCTGATGCTCTCGCAATCTAACTAGGTCGTTCATGCTATTCCAATTAATTTCTTGCAACGCAGTTTCTTTTAAACTGTCAATCTGTTCTTGATATGTGTCGCTTTCATTGTATTTGTTATTGTATTCTATACGCAAACTGTCAAGCTGACTTTGATGTTGATATGCTTCTTTTTCTGTGTTGTAGAGTGTTATGGGCATAACACCAAGAGCCCCTAGTTCATTAAGTGCGTCTTGATATTCATTTTTAAGTGTAAAATCATTGTTAATTAAGTCCTGTGACTCTTCTACTGCTAATCTTTTTGTTTTAAGAATTTCTTGGTGCTTGCTGTCATGAATAGATTGCCCACAAGCATAACACTTGTGTTGCTCAGTTTCTAATAAATCATTTTGCGCTTTTTCTAGTCGTTTCTTTTCTCTGTTAATAGCATTATCTAATTTTAAAATCTCTGCTTCTAATGTACTCAGTTGCGACTTCTTTTCGAGATAATCAGCCAATAGTCTATGATTTGTTAGTTCTTGTTCAATATCAATTTTTTCTAATACGTTTATAGCGTTTTCTAGTTCTTGCAGTGATTCTTGTTTTTTTGTTTGCCATAAAGCTTGTCTACGTTCAAGGTCACCAATACTTTTTTTAATTGTGGCATTCGATTCTTCAATTGCTTTAATACGATATTCTTCTTCTTTAATTGCATCTTTGGTCAGCCTTTGCTGTTCTTTCAGAGCTTCTGCTTTTTCACTAAGCATAGTAATACCTAGTAATTGTTCGATAATGGCTCGCTGCTCGTTAGCTCGCATACTAAGAAATGGCTCTGTATATGTATTTAATGCCACAATGTGTTTAAACATGTCATGTGACATTCCAAACAGCCGTTCAACTTGTTCTTGTGTTTGACGATTTTCTCCTTGTGCTTCGTTACCATCATCTGTGTCTACATTGTCAACGTAAAATTTAAAGATGTTGGGTTTTCGACCACGTTCAATACGGTACTTTACGTTGTCTTTCTCAAAGTCAAGTGTAACCAACATTCCCTTGCCATTTGTTTTATTAATAAGGTTGTCTTTACGTATATTAGTTAATGCATTTCCATACATTGCATATGATAATGCATTAACAATTGTTGTTTTTCCTGTACCGTTACGACTGCCGTCACCGCCGAGATCTATATTATTTCCCAGTACAAGTGTAAGTCCGTTTTGGCTAAAACGAACAGCCTGTGTGACGTTACCAACACTCATAAAATTTCTAATTGTAATATCTTTAATAATAATCATAATGTGTTATAGATGTCCACTAACATTTTTTTGTCTATCATTTCGCTGTCAACAGCATTAAGACTATTGTACACGATCTGATCAACATTTTCAACCTCTAAATCATCTACTTGACGCCAATCTTGTGTGTGTTCTTCTTTTTTGCTAGGGATTAATGTAATGTCACGTAGCTGGTACTGATTTGCAAATGTTTCTTTAACAAAGTTTGCTTCTTCATATGTAATATTAACATCAAGTACTGCACGACAATATGTTTTGTTGTTTAATATTTTATCAGAATTGTCAATGAGTGCACTGAGTGGAGAGGTTCTGTATCTAGGTCCATCAAAGTTAAGGTACTCTGGTGTTCCGCCCCATTCTAGTATCATCATGCCACGGTCATCATCCCAGGCATCAGCAAAGTTGTGTGGAAAAGGAGACCCGAGGTAATGAATGTTACCTTTTTGCTGACGCTTGTGAAAGTGTCCACTAAACACATATTCAGGTCCTGAAAGATGCTCTGTGTTTAGCCCGCCATGATCAGGCATTTCTACCATGGCATTCATTTTGAAATA